GGGGTTTTACCCCCCCTGATGGATCTGGTTGTCTGTTCTCTAGAACAGTCAGACTTTTATATTAATTGATACATGTGGTGTATCCACCTTATTTTCTTGACAAGTATAGGACCTGTGCTCTGTGTAGCACTTGTTGCTGTACTGTGAGCTTATATGTTACTTTATCTCTTTTTGTACTTGTCGTTTTGACTTTTTTCTGGTATATATTTTTCTGTAATAAATATACCACCCGGCTTACCGTGATCTTAGCACACGTTCTTTTACCGCTATTTTCTTTGGAGAAATGCGGCCGATTCCGGAGGATGCAAGTTTCTACGATTACCGTTAACCCTGACCATGTTCAGGGATCGAAAATTTCGAACCTTGTCTTTTTGTGTGTTTGTTTGTTTAACTTTTTTACCTCTTACGAAGCTGCTTCAGGGCAGCTTTGCAATGGTAATGTGCGTGTTTTTCTTTCAATGTGGCGAGTTAAATTTCTTTCAGCTCCTACTCTTTGTGCGCGGCATTTGTCTGTGAATTTTACTCTTGCTTTTGTTTTACTCATTTTGCGTGATTCTTTTCCATTTTTGTTTTACATTGTGTATTTGTTTTTGTGGACCTATGTTGGTCCTGCTTTCATTTTGATGATGCGTTATCATGTTTCTATTGGATTCTTTTACGATAGTCCAGTTTTTGCTTTTTACCATACGCATCTTCAGTTGTGGCATTCTTTACTTGTTGTATTCTTTCAATTTTCGTCATTGTGCCACGGTGACTATCAAGGCTTCTTTATGAGCTTTATAGTCACCGCTATGAATACTAGCTTTGTCAGCTATGATTTCATTCTCTCTGCGCGAACGCTCGAGAATAGCGTTATTTCGCCTGGCGATATGAACATTATGATCCAGTTTGGGAATATTTTGCAGATGGCATTATTTCCTACTGGTTTTCTTGTTCTTGTTTCTCCTGGCTTGTTTCTGTCTTCTTTCTTTATTAAGTTGACGGTTTGTGATTTTGTTTATAACACTCAAACTGTGAGGGACCGTGTTCTTGCTTTTGGCCATGTTTGGCATTCTCATGTTCATATGGTTCGCCTTTTTGGCGACCTTGTTTGTGATTTGTTTCCAGCTCATCCTGAGCTTTTTTCTGCTCCTGTAATTGTTGCGAATGTTTTGCCGCGTGTTTCACGAGATGATTTGATTACTGAAGGTTGTAGGCGTTTGACGAATGTTGCCGATGATGATTCGGTTCAGCGGCTTGTTGCTGCAATTGGAATGTATCCTGTCATGAAAGCGCTTAAGCTTGAGCGCTATGTTATTCAGTGTGGCGACGACTGCTGGTTTACTCCAGTAGCCGCTGCTCGTGAATGTACTGTTTCTGAACTACTCCTCTATGTTGAGGAGAAAGATGTTGATCTTTTGTGTGTGAGACACTTAGTTCAGCGGAGGTTCCCTGGTGGGTATCTCCGTGATTTTGAAGACTTGAAGGATGTCTTAGTTACAGCTCGCGAGTTTGCGACTGTTGCTGAGATTCTTGCAGTCGTGACTGATGAATGCTTGACTGATTCTGTGTGCATAACTGATGAAGAGTTATTGCATTTTTTGATGAATTTTTTGCAGTATTTGTCGTACGAGACTAGATTGAATTTTCTTTCACTTTACTCTCCAAACGACCCTGCTGTTGCGGGAATTCTTGGGTGTCATTTTAGATGTTTGGACCCTGTTTCGCAACAGCTGTTTGCTGCTGAAGTTTTTCGCATGTTTACCATCTACCGCCCTGAGTGGGCAACGTCTACGTTAGGACGTTTTCAAGGGGCGTGGCTCCTTGAGGACTCTCGTCCTGACTGTGTCGCCGCCCGCATTGCGGGTGGCGAAATTGAATGACGTCGCAGAGTGCGCCGCCACGCGTTCAGTGGAACGTGTTGGCGGAAGACTTCGACATTTTTGATGTGTCGGAGCAAGTTTTGAGAGAAAAGAGACCTGTTTCTGGTTTGACTTTGAATGCTGAAATAAGACAAAAAGCCACTTTTATGGCGCGCTCTGCGGCGCGTAATGAGAGTGCTCAAAAAGAAAAAATGACCCGTGAACAAATTAAAAAAGAAAAAGAAATAGATTACATGAGGAATGTACAACGTGGGAAAGTCCAGGATCGACCTGGTGAGTTGCCTTCTTGGCAGAAGAAACGTGAAGAAAAACGCGCTCGTGAGCGCGTTATTTTGGCACGTCTTGCCAATGAAGAGAAAAACCAACATGTTGCTCAGAAACGTTCTGAGATTGTTGGTCAGCCTTTTAAAGCTGAACGAAATCCTTTGTGGGTTGGTACTGTCGTTGATGACGATGGTACTGAACATAATGTTTTTGAAGAATCTGATTTCGTTGAAGGAAATTCGAATAGGGAGAGGAAACCCTTGAAACCTACGAAAAAGGAGAAGGTTACCTATACTAGGTTAGCTACCGTGCGTCCCGATGAGGATGACGGTTCTGGCTTTGTTTTTGAGGGTGAGAAACCTATTGATCCAAATGAAGTGAAGAAGAATGCCCGTAATAAGGACATGCTTGCCGCTATTAAGAATATGCGCAATCGCGCGTATCAAGAGAATGTGCAGCGGATGTTGAATAGGCAAGTCGCAACGACCCGTCTAGCTAAGGCGGGCGCTACTGTCTTGAGCCGGAAGCTTGATGCTTTGCGCGCAGCCGTGCGCGCAGATCATGCTAAAGGTAAGAAGTATATGGCTATTCAGTCGAATACTGCAGCATGGTTGCTGATTTCGACTAATTTTGTCAACGTTGCTTCGAGGAAGCTTGTGAAACGTGTCGCCGAGAAGGCGAACGTTAGCAAGTTGAACATGAGTGATCATGGCAATGTGGCGGTGAAGCCGTCACTTGTTGGTTTTCATCATGCTTTGGCCCTTAGTGTTGGGGGGCGTGCCATTTCAACACATGCCCAGTTCCGCGCTTTTTCAGGTACAATTCGTAATCCTGAAACGCGTGATGAATTGTGGCAAATTTTCAAACATTGGTACGTTTTGTCGACGCGCTATTTGGCTGGTGAGAAGCACCTGTCAAATGTTTTGAGGCTGCTAAGTTTGCAGTTTCAAGAAAAAGGTGCCGCTGGCACTGGTGCAGGCAAGAAGGATCAATTCGGAATGTTTAAACCGAAGGCTCGGTTTGAGTCCAATATTGATTTTGCGCTCGCCAGTGTTGTTACTGATGTGCTTGCGAAGTTGCAGGCGCCAGAGTGCACTGATACTTTATTTCAGGGGGCCATTTCGGCTGTCCTTGGTTTTGTGTCTTTTGTACAATGCCCTACTTTTACAATGATGGGGCTTCAAGTGGGACAGATAGTGAATGCTATCCAGTCCCCCACTCTGATGGCGTATATGAAAGATTGGTGGAAAATGATGTCCGCTATGCTTTCTGTCCAGTTTGAGGCTGATGGCCCCGAAGTTGGATGGCGCCAGTTTTTCAGTGACAATGTGTCGAGTCTTTTAAACACTACCCTTGGGCGAGCTGCCTGGGATGTGTTTTCCATGCTGAGTGTCGCTTCTTTAGTAGCGACCTTTGGTCTTGGGATGGACATGTGGGCCATTAAAAGATTTCGAGAGAAGATTGAAGTGCTTGTTGGTCGGAAGGACCAAGACACTTTTTTCAGCCGTTTGATGGATTTCATTAAGCAGGCAGCTACGACCATTTATCAGTGTATAACCACTGGTTCGTGGGATCCGTTGTGGCGTAAGGACGCTATTTCGGAGTGGTTGTTTGCATCTGATGTTTTGATTTCTGATGTTTCAATTCGGCTTGATCCAGCCAGACCGTATACGGAGAAAGAGTTCCGTAAGAAGTTGGCTGAGGGGAAGTACCCCGACTGCATTGTTGCCCAGATGTCTATGGGACATAGGGCTGACATGATGAATGAGCAGCTTAAGGGAGCGAAGGCGATTGTTAGTCGTCTAGAGTCGTTTCCTGAGCCAAATATTTATAAATCTGTGTCGATAATGATCGACAAGCTCAAGAATGCAATTCGGGAGTGCGAGGCACTTGAAAAAGCCGGAGAGTACCGTGTGCAGCCTTTTGGGGTGTTTGTGTACGGACCTGCCGGTGCAGGAAAGAGTGACATGTGTGACGTTTTAGCTAGGGCTTTTGCTTTTAAACAAGGCCTAGCACAGGATCCGTCGACCCGTTATTCCGTTCAGAGGAACGGTAATTTCTGGGACGGAGCGTCTGGTGCGCAGCATACGTGTTTTTGTGATGACCTTGATGCCGTTCCCGGTATTGTTGGCTACTCAGACGTGGCCTATCCGGAAATGATAATGAATATTATCAACAAGAAGCCATACCAATTGGAGCAGGCTGCTGTTGATAGCAAGGGAAAGGTTTTTTGTAATTTTCTGCTTGTACTTTACTCGTCAAATTTTCAGTACGCTCGCCTGAAAGGGCGGTGTACGACGCCATTAGCTTTCTGGCGTCGCTTTCCGATTACAGTGGGTGTTGAAGTGAAGAAGCAATACAGCACTAAGCAAGGAAAGTTGAACAATGAAGCCCTTGATGGTTCCAATGATTATTGGAACTTCGTGATTGGACGTTATGATGACTCAAACTTTGACGCTACGAATCCGTTTGACACGGTTCCGTATGCGTACTCAGAGATCAACAGTTTCGTTGAATTTACGAAGTTCTTTAATGAGGAATGTGACAAGCACTTACAACGAGAGCGGGCAAGGTTGCTCGCCATTGTACGTGATGGTCCAAATTGTCCAGTGTGTGGACTTCCATCTGGGGCTCATCCCCAACCGTTTCCGTGCCCCACTACCGAGTCATTCCGGGAGATTTCTACTCTCTCTGGTTTAATTTTGGTTTATTATGGGTACGCACTGATTGTCGTGCTGGCAGTTCTTGGCTATTTTCATGGTCAAGATTTTGTGTCAGCGTGCGATCCAGACGGTTCCATTCGCGCCAGAATGAAGTACGAAATGACGTTGTACTACATTGAAAGTCAATTTCGTCCTAGAAGGCTTGCCGCAAGGCTTGCTGAGCGCGCGTTTCGACCATCAAATATTAAAGCTCTCGAACAACAATGGGAGCTGGGTATTTCAGAAACATTACGCAATAGGATGGCGTTGGGCGCCTTGTTGGCAGTAGGTACTGCCTGTTTTGCTCTACGTCGGGTGGCCTATTTTCAAGGCTACACGACGGGCTATGAGCCGGCTGAGCCCAACGTTATGGGCTTAAGAACTGGGAATTTTAAAAGAGTCCCAATCACTCGAGAAACAATGGGGGAGTTACCCCCTCCGACAACTTCGATGGAAGATCTGTCCACCGCAGTCGGATCTCGTTTGATGCACATTTTCAATTTGCAAACAAAGGAAAGTTGCAACGTTGTCGTTATAGGCGGAAACGTTGTGCTTGTCCCTAAACACGTGCTCATGACAGAGCGCGTCAAGTCAGGTTCTTTGAATGCAATGCGTGAATTGTCGGTGCCTTCCGTTGATGTCATGTTCGTTAAAGCAAATTTCTCGTATACAATGCGAGTTCAGCTAGGCGAAAATGCCATTCTTGTTCCCGGCAGGGAATACGCGTTGGTGTCGGTGCTTGGGCTTCCGCCTAAGTACTCACGCAGTGCTTTTTGAAGCACGTTGTTCCGACCAGTTTGGCGAAGGTCGGTGTGTGTTTTGATGACGTCACTTTTGTTACTTTGCGCGATGATGGCGTAAAGGTTATGAAGTGTTCGTCTGCGAAGGCAGAATCCAATCTCTGGGGTGTCAACATTTTAACTGTTGCGTGCTCTGGTCAAATGAAAGGTGACTGTGGCGGCCTTTACTTAGGTCGCTATGGAAACTACGTCTCCGTACTGGGCTATCATGTCCAGTCCGTCGATTCTCAGGTACAACAATTCTTTGATATCGGTGAGGAGATTACTATTTCTGACCTTGAACCTCCACTTCGCATGCTCAATGAGGTCGTCCCTTTTGGACTTCTTCCAGAGTGTGTGATTACCTCGTTTGAAGCAAATACATTCAAGGACGGTAGCGAGAGGGAGATACAATTGCTCCCCTTGCCAAAACTGTCCTCACTTAATGTTGCTGTTTCGCGAGGTTTCACTAGTGGTCTCGTGTTGGGGACTATTAGTCCCTCTTTTCCATTGTCTACACTTAAGAGTTCCGTGCGTAAAACATTGATGCACGATGTCTTCCTTGAAAAAGTCAAATTACTGAAAGGTACTGAAGAGTACTGGACAGCTCCGACTTTTAAAGGAAAGATGTTCTTACAAGGCGATGAAGAGGTGTGGCATGATCCATACGTTCGCCAGCTTCTGGTAAACGATCCAGTTCAATCCCCACTATGGTGGTGGGAAGAAGCTCTGGGTGACTACTTGCTTGGTGTTGACAATTTACCGGGGCGCGATTCTGTGCGTCCCCTGTCTGACTACGAAGCTTGGTACGGTATTGATGATACCGATTTTGACTCGGTTAATCTCAAAACCTCTGCCGGGCCTCCATTTTGTCGACCAAAGAAAGAGTTTGTGATGTTTGACCACGACTTGAAAACTGTCCATGTGGATGCTAGAATTGAGCAGCACATTGTGGAGATAATGGACATTATAGACTCTGGACGGGTCTTTGTCCCAACATGTTTCCACACTTTGAAAGACGAACCTATTTCGATAGAGAAGAATAATGCGTGCAAGGTGCGTGTTTTTAACACGATGTCCTGTGCATTTAACTTCCTTCTTAAGAAGTTTGTCGGACCGTTGGCCGCTTTCATGAAAGCGTTTCCGTGGTTTTTCGAGCAGGCGCTCGGCTTGGATATTGCGTCCATGTCGTGCGATGAGCTCGTTGACCATTTGCTAAAATACTCAGTTGACCGTCTTGGCGACGGCGATTATGCAGACTACGACAATACTTTGCCTGTCGAGATGCGAGTAGCTGAAGCAAAATTTTGGCAAGAAGTTTCTAGGCTGTGTGGATACACTTCCAAGAACCAGAACAGGGTTTTTCTCCTTGTTCTTAGTACTGGCATTACCATACGCTTTATTAAAAACGATTTACTTCTTGTCATTGGTATGAATCCTTCCGGCTCGGGAATTACTATTAACTCAAACAATGTGGGCAATTCGCTCCTGTTTCGAGTCATTTATTTCGAGTCGGCGCGTCGCCATGGATTCGCGACGCCTCTGTCGTCTAAATATGCGAGTACAGACCTCATTAATAGTATGATGGTCCCTCAATTCAGGACGATGGTTGGCGCCATTTTTATGGGCGACGACAACATTTACAGTGTCTCACCGCGGTGTACCTGGTTCGGTCATTTTCAGATTGAACAGATCACCTCTAGGGTCGGAATGAGTTATACTGCCGCTGACAAGTCTAAGGCTATAAACGTGAAATGGAAGAAGATTACTGACATTAACTTCCTGAAACGCACGTTTTGGTTTGATACTAAATTACAGCGGTGGAAGGCTCCACTTATCCTCGAAAGTATTGTGAAGATGCTCTCCTTTTGCGTAAAATCACCGAGTCTTTCGACCATTGATCATATGGCCGTGCTCATTTCAAACGCAAGGAGGGAACTTTACTATCATGGTGAAGAGACATTCAATTCTTGGGTACCGCTCTTGGAGAAGGCAGTGGACGTAGCGCAATGTCGCGTGAGTTCCATGTACCTTCCCCTTTCTTACGATGAGCTAGAACAAGCTTTCGTGAAGGGCACATTCCCTTGGGCCGAGGAACCAACTTTGTTGGCTCTTTTGGCAAAACACTCCGGCGCGTAAGCGCCACTGGGGGGGCTGGTATCCCCCTTAACAACTACCGGACTGCAGTCCTAAAAATGCAAGCTTCCAACTCAACAGTTGAGCCGTCCCATGAGACGGACTTACAGGTGTCCTCTGAACTTGGGCAGATTGTTACTGCTCGTACCGGCGAATCTGCTGGACAGGCTAACACGATGGAAATTACCGGAACGGGTAAGACTTCCAACATTTCTGCTTTCTTTACGAGGTGGCAGCTCCTTACAACGGGCTTGTTGCAAACGACTGATACTTCGTTCTCCGATTTACTCGGGAGTGCTTACTATCCAATCAACAAGTACCTTAACACAACTCCAGTTATGGACAAAACAGCCAATTATCGCTACTGGGAGGGTGACGTTGAAGTACTTATCACCGTCACTCCACCTTCAAATGCGTATGGCCTTTATCTTGTCCAAGCGATTCCAAATTACAATTTTTCGCCTGCTGGTGATTGTTGCAACAGTGCTACTGCTGACAATCCGTGGACTGCGACTCAGGGAATTCATGGCTTCATCGACATAACCACCGGTAACAGTGTGGTTTTGAAGCTGCCTTACTACAACAATGGCCTGGGGCTGAGCCTGCCAGGTACTGATGCTGGAATTTGGCGACTTTGTCTTTGGTGTATTTCTCCGATTCAGAATGCGGTCAATGCAGATACTATTGCAGCGACTTACAACATTTACGCACGTATGCCTGACATTCAATTGATGGTTCCGTACTATCAGTCAGGCAAAGGTGGTGCTTCTTCTACTCTTAAACGCGGTCTTGCTACTGCTCAGAAGTTTAAAGAAGATAAAACCATTTCGAAAACGGCTGGAAAGATTGCTAGCATGGCAGCTATGGCCAGCACTGTTCCTTTTTTGGCCCCTTTTGCGGGGCCTGTAGCGGCAGGTGCGGCGAGTGTCATGTCAATGGCGTCGATGTTTGGCTTCACGCGCGAGTCTGCGCCAGAAAAACCAATTGACGTTCATCAGAAGTCTTTTTCCAACGTTGCGTGCGTTGATGGCCAAGATGGGTCAGATGTTGTTGCTCTTTTGCAGGGCAACACACTACCCATCGATCCTGGTGTTGGTGGTGGTCCTCATTCAGACGAGATGGCTTTTGCTTCTTTGTTTGAGCGATGGACTATCATTGACACTTTTACGTGGGACACGTCTGCGGCAGCATTGACTGATATTAACACCATTCCTGTTTCGCCTTTCTTTGGTAAGCAGGTACTTGGTGCTATGTATCCAACCACGTGTGGTTTTGTCGGTTTTCCTTTTAAATACTGGCGCGGAGCTATGGAGTATAAACTCATTATTCCTAGTTCCGTTTACCACCGTGGGATGCTGCAAGTCTTCTGGTCCCCCGATTCAACTCCTCCAGCTACCGATGTCACCCAGATTTTACTGAATGAAATCTTTGATGTCGAAGCTAATAGTGAGTACACTTTTTCCGTTGATTGGTCGAAAGCCATGAACTGTTTTGCTAATACGGGCTTCGGCTCCAAGTTGAACGGTTTTGACTCGACCAATTGCAACGGACTCCTCTTTTTTCGTGTCATTTCCCAGCTTCAAGCTGTTGGTGGGTCTGCTCCGATTACGTGTTGCCTCTTGGCACGTGCTAAGGATAGCATGGAATTTGGTGTTCCACGTGAATTCGGTTCTCTGTACTATAATGGTACAGTACATCCACTTTCAGCAGTTGCTCAATTTCAGGGCAAAAATGTTGGTGATGACGAAGAGGAAGACAGCATGACTTTTGAGTTGGTTCCAAACATGACGCGCAATGTAGATCGTCTAGGCCCCTCCATTTTTGGAGAGGAAATTCGGTCTGTGCGTGCGTTGGTGCAAAAAATGTCAATTATTGTACGCCTTTCGAGCGGAAGTGATTACAATCCAACTCTTGCTGTCCCTCATTTTTATCCGCCTCCTTTTACTTACGCGCACGCTCCAGTGCAAATACAACAGGGTGTTACGACGCGTCCTCCATGGACGTGGTACGGACACTATGCGGCAATGTACGGGTGCGTGAGGGGATCGACGCGGTATAAGGTCTGGTGCTCAAACGATTGTTTGGTGCAGGCCTTTCCCGTCACCGCAGACAATTATGCTACTGCGGCGGCGAATCAGACTACTTTTGGGTCGACCGGCATTTCTGCCGGCTTCTCTGGAGATGTCTTTTGTGGTGTTCAGAAAAGCGGTGCTGGTGGCACAGAATTTACCCTTCCGGGTTATCCTGCCACTCAGTTCAGGAATCCATGCGATTACAGCTGGACTTCTAGCATGGCCGGCTCTGGCGAGCGGATAGATTTTATTAATCCCATGCTGCTTACGTTCGCCAATCAAATGATGTTGCAATTTGTCGGTGCAGGTCCAGATATTTCTCTGTTCCGTTTCCGGCGCGTGCCATCCATGATTGTGGCGACGTAATACCACATTCCAAAACTTTTTCTGAGGGTCTTTTAAGAATATATAAAAGATCCTACATATAGTCGACCCTCCTTTACGGGGTGCCGTGGGCAACACGGCAGTCTAAGTTGCACTTTGAGATTTTCTCCCGGTGTAACCGGGACTTCAAAGTTGCAAATTAGATGAGAGACTTAGCCGTGGACATTTTTATGTAAACCAGAACAG